GATTGAGATTAAAAGTCAGCCACACTTTTATGACGGCATCACAACACAAGAAATTGACGAGATTACTCTAAGAGCGATTGTTGATTTAATCAACATTGAACACAACCCAGACATTGGTCATGTTAACTATCAGTACGTAGCAGGTAAGCAACGTCTTAGTATGTTGCGTAAGGATGTGTATGGTAGTTACGAACCTCCCCACCTTTACAGTATCGTTAAAAAGAATGTCGAAATTGGTCTATACACCCAAGAACTACTAGAGTGGTACACCGAAGACGACTGGAATAAGATGAATGACATGCTGGATCATGAGAAAGATGAACAGTACGGATACGCTGCTATTGAACAATTGATTGAGAAATATCTAGTAAAGAATCGTGCAACAAAAGAAATTTATGAAACCCCACAAATTAGATACATGGTTGCAGCCGCGACTGTCTTCCATAAAGAAGAACCTAATAGTGCCCGTATGCGCTATATTAAAGAATACTATAACGCGGCTAGTGATGGCCTATTTACTCTTGCTACTCCTGTTCTTGCTGGTCTTGGAACTCCAACAAAGCAATTCTCATCCTGTGTCCTTATTCGTAGCGACGATGATCTTGACAGTATATTTGCTAGCGGAGAAATGATGGCCAAGTATGCCAGCAAACGTGCTGGCATTGGTTTAGAGATTGGACGACTACGTCCATTGGGTAGTCCCATTCGAGGTGGTGAGATCATGCATACAGGTATGATCCCATTCTTAAAGAAATGGTTTGGAGATTTACGCTCATGTTCACAAGGAGGCATTCGTAATGCTAGTGCTACAGTATTTTATCCCATTTGGCATCATCAGTTTGATGATCTTATCGTACTTAAGAACAACCAAGGAACCGAAGAAACCCGAGTCCGTCATATGGATTATGGGGTTGTGCTTAGTGCTTTCTTCTGGAGAAGATTCAGAAACAAAGAAGACATAACTTTCTTTGATCCAAATCAAGTTCCAGATCTATACGAAGCGTTTTATCAAAACACTGAACGCTTTGAAGAATTGTATGTCAAGTACGAAAAGCGTAAAGACTTACGTACAAAAACTATGTCAGCTGAAGAAGTATTCAAGTCGGGCATATTAAAAGAGCGTACTGATACAGGACGTATCTATCTTGTGTTTATTGACAATGTCATGAACCAAGGACCATTTGATCCTGAATATCATACCATTTACCAGAGTAATCTTTGCTGTGAAATACTTTTACCTACTAAGTCCTTTAAACGTTTGGATGACAGCGATGGTCGTATCGCACTTTGCACTTTGGGCTCAATCAATTGGGGTGCGTTCCGTAACCCAGAAGATATGCGCCGTGCTTGTCGTATACTGCATCGTAGCCTCAATAACATTCTTGACTATCAAGACTTTCTTTCCATCCAGTCTAAATTATCCAACGACGAAATCAGACCGCTTGGAATCGGTATTACCAACCTTGCCTACTGGCACGCCAAGAGAAGCCTCAGGTACGGTGAGAAGGATGCTCTAGCAGAAGTTAAAAGTTGGATGGAACATCAAAGTTATTACTTAACAGAAGCATCAGTTGAACTGGCTAAAGAGCGCGGGGCCTGCCTGCACAGTGAAAAGACACGTTACGGACAAGGCACGTTTCCATGGGAACTACGTGCTAATGGTGTTAACGAGCTAGCAGACTTCACACCTGAACTGGACTGGGAAACACTACGCACACAAATGAAAGAGTATGGTGTACGTAACGCTACACAGATGGCAGTAGCACCAGTTGAAAGCAGTAGTGTTGTAATTAACAGCACTAATGGTATAGAGATGCCTATGAGTCTAATCTCAGTTAAGGAATCTAAAGCTGGATCATTTGTACAAGTTGTTCCAGAATATACAAAACTTAAAAACAAATATCAAATGATGTGGGAACAAAAAGATTGTGTGGGTTATTTAAAAACTGCATCAGTGATAGCAGCATACGTTGATCAAAGTATTTCAACTAACACATTCTACAATCCGGCACATTGGGCAGATCGTAAAGTACCGACTACGTTGATTGCTAAAAACTTGATGCAAGCTCATGTGTGGGGTTTGAAGACATTCTATTACAGCTTGATTAATAAAGCTGGTAGCAAGGCTCTAGAAGAACCAACACCCGAAGTACACTATAACGGATTCCATAACGAACGTGAATTAATTGAAGATGAAGATTGCGAGGCATGTAAACTATAATGTTAGAAACTATATGTGACATAATGGTAGACGCTTATAAGCGTAACTGGATAACCAGTCGTGATGGCAATGTAAGTATACGACATCACGACCGTGACCACTTTTACATTACACCAAGTGGTGTGCGTAAACAAACACTTCAGCCGGATCAGTTTAAGAAGATTGGCATTGAGAAAGGCTACTATGATCAACCTCCTCGATTGTATCATGCAATCAAAGAGTTAGAGTACACTGAGATTAGTGCTAACTTAAAGCCTAGTGGTGAACTACCATTACACTTTGGATTACAAAAGGAAATGGGACAGCATACAGGAGAGGTCCGTGTGGTGGTACACGTTCATCCTACTTACTGTATTGCGGCCATGCATGCCGGCATTGATTTGAGTACTGTAAGTGCAGACTTTCCAGAATTAAATCGTTATACCAAAGTAGCACCCAACGTGGGCGATGTTGCTCCTATTAGCCAAGAGCTTGCAGATGAATGCCATAAGATGTTACAATTAGACAACGCTGGCAATATTGCCTATGATATTGTAGGTATTAAAGGCCACGGAGTTGTAGCTATTGACACAAGTCCATGGCGAGCATACGAACATATAGAACGATTAGAACACATTTGCAAGATAGTACTTGCATCAGGAAAATATTAAAATGAGCAAAGCACAATACAACTTAAACACAAAGACAGACTATCTTAATCGCAAGATGTTCTTGGATCCAGCAGGGCCAGTGACCATTCAACGTTTTGAAGAAGTCAAGTACAAAAAGATTGCAGACTTTGAAGCTACCGCACGTGGGTTCTTTTGGCAACCAGAAGAGATCAGTCTGACAAAAGATTCAAACGACTTCAAGGACGCCAGTGACGCAGTTAAGCATATCTTTACCAGCAACTTGTTGCGTCAGACAGCATTGGATAGTTTGCAAGGCCGTGGACCAAGTCAAATCTTTATGCCTGTAATATCGTTGCCCGAACTAGAAGCATTAGTTTACAACTGGACATTCTTTGAAACCAATATCCACAGCAAAAGCTATAGTCATATCATACGTAACATTTACAACGTGCCCAAGGATGTGTTCAACACTATTCACGACACCAAAGAAATTGTAGACATGGCAAGTAGTGTGGGCAACTACTATGAAGCATTACACGTAGTCAATTGCCGTAAACAACTAGGCGAGGCAGTTACTGAAAAAGAACACATTCGAGCAATCTACATGGCATTGCATGCCAGTTATGCACTAGAGGCATTCCGCTTTATGGTATCATTTGCCACCAGCCTGGCTATGGTTGAGAACAAAATCTTTATTGGTAATGGCAACATCATCAGTTTGATTCTACAAGACGAATTGCTACACAAGGGATGGACTGCTTACTTGATCAATCAAGTGGTTAAAGAAGACTCTAGGTTTGCTGAAGCTCGAGACGAATGTCAAGCAGAAGTATATGCATTGTACATGGATGTTATTCGTGAAGAGAAAGAATGGGCAACGTATCTATTTAAGATGGGTCCAGTTATTGGATTGAATGCAAATATCCTACAAGACTTTGTTGATTTTACAGCTGCAGGAGCATTAAAGGATATTGGCATCAAATACAATAACCCTGCCCCTAAGTCAACACCTATTCCTTGGTTTAACAAACATAGCGATACAAGTAAAAAACAAACAGCCTTACAAGAAAGTGAGTCAACTAATTATGTTATTGGAGTAATGAGTGATGCTGTTGACTATGACGAATTACCTATGCTATAATACAGCAAGGAGAAATAATGTTAACAGTATATACGAAAGATAATTGCCCGTTTTGTGATCGTGCAAAAGCACTATTAGAAAATAAGGGCGTACAATATAATACAATAAATGTAGGACAACAACCAGAAGCTCGACAATTTTTAGTTGACCAAGGACTAAGATCAGTTCCCCAAATTTTTAACGGTGATACGTTGTTAGAAGGTGGATATCAAGGTCTAGCAGGTAAACCAACAGAGTTTTTTGAACAATTAAAAGGATAATCATGTTATTAGAAAAATCAAAATTTACCGAAGGCGACATTGTTAGTTTTAAACTAGTAAGTGGCGACGAAGTAATTGGAAAATATGTAAAAGAAGATATGACTTGTTTTACTGTTGCTAGACCAGTGATGTTGGCAATGACACAAAAAGGTCCAGCAATGGCACCAGTGATGATGACCGTTAATCCGGATAACGACTATACGATTACTAAATCGGTAATCTTATTTCATGGATCAACAGTTAAAGAAATTGCAGATCAATACTTGTTTCAAACCACTGGCATCCAACAAGTCAGTGCCGGCAGTATTGTAACAGGATAATATTATGCCAGCAATAGCCAGACAGGGCGATCCAACAACAACCGGGCACGGATGTGACGGCACTACAACTGTCACAGGTCCCACCGGTGCTAGCGCCAAAGTTTATGCTAATAATATTGCCGTAGAATGCAAGGGTAATCCTACAAGTCCGCATACGATAATAGCCGGTATCGTATGCGTCCCGCATAGTGCAGCAATCAATGTAGGTTCGGGTAGCGTATTTGTAGGACAAATACCAGTTGCAAGAGTCGGCGACTCAACTGACGGTGGCGCCATAACCGCAGGTTCTCCTGATGTATTTGCTGGTTGACATAGTTCAAAATATCTAGTATAATACGAGTATGAAAAATAAAATCATACTTACAGACGCAGACGGTGTACTACTTGATTGGGAGTATGCCTTTGATGTATACATGCAACAACACGGCTTTACCAAACAAGATGGTGGCAATCTAAAATACAATATCGGAGCTCGATATGGTATTGATATTGAACAAGGTAAACGCTTAATCAAAATTTTTAACGAATCGGCTCACATGGGATTTCTCCCTCCGCTACGTGATGCCATGTTCTACGTTAAACGACTTCACGAAGAACACGGATATGTATTTCACTGTATTACTAGCCTAAGCACAGATGAAAACGCACAAGAACTTAGGCGCATGAATCTACGTAAACTATTTGGTGCTACAGCATTTGAGAAGTTTATATTCTTAGGTACTGGCGCCGATAAAGATCAAGTACTTGAACAATATCGAGATAGTG